AAGCCGCCGCCCCCGAAGCCGCACCCACCAACCCGCTGATCCAATTTGCGGCCCCGAAGAAGGCTCCCCGCCTCCCCTCGGCCGGTGAATGGATGGCCGCGTACCACCACGGCGGAGAAACCTTCGCCAAGGTCAACGCCGCTGTCGTCGAATGGCGGAAGGAAAACCAGTCGACCTACGAGGCCGCCGCAGGTGACGTGATCACCACCGACACGCCCGGTCTGTTGCCGGTGCCGGTGCTCGGCCCGTTGGTGCAGAACGTCAACTTTGTTCGCCCCGTCGTCAACCGCTTGGGTGCCCGTGCCTACCCGGACGGTGGAGCACAGAAGACGTTTATCCGTCCGACGATCACCACGCACACCAGCGTCGGATCGCAGGCCGCCGAACTGAACGCAGTGTCGGCCACCACCATGGTGATCGCCTCCAACAGCGTCACCAAGACCACCTTGGCCGGTCAGGTCACCTTGTCGGCACAGGACATTGACTTCACGTCGCCCGCCGCCATGCAGTTGATCCTCAACGACCTCATGGGCGAATACATGATCGCCTCGGACAACCTCGCAGCCGACAACCTGTTGGCCGCGGCGACCTCGAGCGGCGTGTGGGACGGCACCGTCACCGACCTGATGAAGTCGATCTACGACGCGGCCGTCGACGTGTCCAACGGAACCAACTTCTTCCCGGACACGATCTTCGTCAGCCCGGACGTGTGGGGTCAGATGGGCCAGTTGGTGGACAGCTCCAACCGTCCCGTGTTCCCGTACGTCGGTGCCCCCGGCTTGCAGGGCATGAACGCCTTGGGCGGCGGCAACGCCTCCACCTGGGTCGGCTCCAACCCGCTCGGCCTCGAGATTGTCGTGGACAGCAACTTCGCCGCAAAGACGATGGTGATCACCAACAGTCAGAAGGCGTTCGAGTTCTACGAGCAAGTCCGCGGACTCATGTCCGTCGAAGTGCCGTCCACCCTCGGCCGCACCTTCAGCTTCTACGGCTACGTCAGCACCTTCGCTGCCGTGTCGTCGATGATCCGCAAGATCACGCAGGCCTGATCGGAGGGGCCGCCCCATGGCGACCTACACAGTCCAATACGGGGTAATCGTTCCCGGCTACGTCACCGCCACCACCCTCACCCCCAACGAGATCGTGGTGGGCGGATCGGTGACAGTCGCAGGCGTGGGAGCGGCGTACAACGGCACGCACACGGTGTACGCCCTCCCACAATTCCTGCCCGTCAACGTCGACAGCGACGGCATCATCGAATACGACTACTCGTATCCGATCGCCAACGCAGTCATGTGGGCCGACAATCAGACTCCCGAGGTGATCAACGCCATCACCGGCACGATCGCCTACACGCCCGTCTGCACTTGGATCACCTACACGCAGATTCAAGACTGGCTCGGAATCACGCTCGCGGCCGGAGCTGAGACCGCGTTTCTGACGCAGTGTGCGGCCGCCGCTAATGCGTTCTGCTACCGCCGCCGCCAAGAATCCGGGTATGTGGACAGCCTGACCACCAGCCCGTCAGGTGACGTCACCTTGGGCACGATCATGTACGGCGGAGCGTTGTACCGTCAGCGTGGAGCCATCGACCAGTTCGCGTCGTTCTCCGACATGGGGCAAGCACCCACGACCGGCCTGTCACCGCTCATCAAACAACTGCTCGGCATCTCAAGGCCGCAGGTCGCATGAGATGGCCTACACCGACCTATTCAACGAAGCGATTGACGACCTGTCCGCCACGCTCGCCACGATCAGCGGACTACGGGTCGTCACCGACCCCGCCAAGATCAACCCACCCTGCGTCTTTTTGGATGCACCGTCGTGGGAATCGTTCAACGGAAACATCGTAAAGATGACCTTTCAAGCTCGAGTGTTCAGCCTCGGCCCATCCAACCTCGACGCACTTCGCGACATCCTGTCCATCTGTGCCAAGTTGCTGGAGAAGAACGTGGCCGTGATGGACGGCCGCCCGGTATCCATCCAAATTGGCGGCCAAGAATTCCCCGCCTACGACCTCACAATCCCCCTACAAGCACAAGCAGGATGACCATGGCACTACGCATCATCTCCACCCGTATCGGCGAACTGGGAGCAATTTACGAGCCTGTGGAAGGCATCAACGTGGAAGCGTTGATCGCCGGAGGTTTCGTCGAGGAAGCCCACACCGCTGGTAGCAAATCTGCTAAAAATAAGAGCACGGCTCCCGACGCTGGCAACAATCCCAAGGAGTAATCATGGCCACGTCGACCTACCTTTCCAACCCAGTCGTCACCATCAACGCTGTCGACATTTCCGACCAGTGCACGTCGGCCACCATCAGCCAGCAGTACGACCAGCTCGAGTCGACCGCGTTCGGTGATACCGCCCACAAGTACGTTCAGGGTTTGCAGAACAACAGCATCACCCTTGACCTGTACTGGTCAACCGCCGCGTCGGAAACGTACGCCACCCTCAAGGCGTTGGTGGGCACCACCACCAACGTGACCATCAAGGGATCGTCGGCCGCCACGTCGGCCACCAACCCGCTCGGCACCCTCACCGGCGGCTTCCTGGCAGAGCTGCCGGTCGCCTACACCATGGGCAACCTGACCACCGTGTCGATCACGTTCAACGGTGGCACCTGGGCGTGGACTGAATCCTGATCTAAACCCAACCCGAAAGGCCCGACATGAAACTGCACCTGAAGGTCGACATTGGTGATGGCCCGTTTGTGGTCACCACCAACCTGCAAACCGTGATCGCATGGGAACGCAAATACCGCAAGAAAGCCGGTGACCTTGCGTCCGGCATCGGCATGGAAGATCTTGCGTTTATGGCGTGGGAATGTTGCAAGCGTGACAAGGTCGTCGTGCCCGTTGAGTTTGATTCGTTCATCAGTCGACTGGTGGAACTTGAGGTGGTGTCGGAGGAAGCGGTCGGCCCTTTCTCCCCGGCACCTACCGACGTTCATTAGCAGAACTGCTAATCAGCACCGGCTGGTGGCCGCCTGATGTACCATTTGACTTTGAGGACGTGGCGACCGTGGCCGCCATCATCAAGGAGCAGAAGCGATGACAGGGCCGACCATGGAAGTGCAGGGTGTCAAGAAAGCCTTGGCGATCCTGAACGCCTTGGACAAGAAAACCCGTCGTCAGATCACCCGCGACTTTGCTGAGATCGCCAAGCCGATGGTGCTTGAGGCCAAACGCCTGTTGCCCGGCGATGCCCCCATGTCAGGCTGGGAACGTGCCTACAACGTGGGCGGCCGCGAACGATCATTAGCCAACAAAGCGTCCCGTTACGCTCGAGGTGCCCGTGTCCGCGAAGCCGTCACCATGGCCAACGACGAAGCCACCAGCCTGCTCCCGTGGAGCACCAGCAAAGAAACCCGCTCCATCAAAGCGTTCACGTCCGGGTCAAAGAAAAAGGCGGCCGTTTTCGGCATGAAATGGAACAGCCGTACCGCCACCCTGTTTGACATGGCAGGCAAATCAACCACCCCGCAAGGTGCCCAAATGATCAACACCCTGTCGTCCCGGTACGGGAACCCATCCCGCACCATGTGGAAAGCCTACGAACTGTCCGCAAGTGACGTTCAGGAACAGCTGCGGAAACTGGTGGAAAAGATCATGAACGAGTCGTCCTACGCTCTCCAGTACAAGCATGGCAAAACGACAGTGGCCAAAATTGTGAAGGTGATCTGATGGCCGTATCAATCCCCATAGTCAGCGAATTTGTTGACACCGGGATCAAGGGGGCCATGAAGGCCTTCTCCGACTTCCGTACCAGCGTCGCACAAGCCGAAGGTGGCATGGCCAAATTCAAGGCCGGATCAGCCGTCGCCCTTGACTTTGTCAAAAAGAACGCCGTCGCATTTGCCGCCACGGCCGGCGTGGCCATCGCCAAATTTGCGTTTGACGGAGCACAAAAATTTCAGGAACTTGCCATCGCTACCGGCAAATTCTCCGATGCCACCGGACTCGCCACAGAGGAAGCGTCCCGCCTAATCGAGGTGGCTGGCGACCTCGACATAGAAGCAGGCACCCTCGAGGGAGCCATAGGCAAAATGAACAAGACGCTGGGCACCAGCCCCGAACTGTTCAAGGAACTTGGCGTTGAAATCGGCTATTCCAAAACCGGGGCCATGTCGGCTAACGAAACGTTCCTAAACGTTATTGACCGACTCAACGGCATCAAAGACCCCGCCGAACGTGCCCGTGTCGCATCGCAACTGCTCGGCAAAGGCTGGCAGTCGATGGCCGAACTGATCGGCCTTGGCTCCGACAAACTGCGTAAAAGTCTTGCTGAAGTATCCGATCAAAAGGTCATCAACGATCGCGAAGTAAAGCAGGCCCGCGACTACCGGGCGGCCATGGACAAATTGAACGACGCTACTACCGACCTATCCATGGCACTCGGTCAAAACCTCATTCCGATGCTGGCCCAACTGGCCGAACTTCTTGCCAAAGGCGTTGAACTGAGCAACAAACTTGGGTTTGGTATGGCAAACCTAAGCAGCACAGCAGAAGGTCTGAAAAAATCCGTAGACGATCAACGCAACGCATGGCGAGACGGTTATGCGGCAATGCGAAACGCACAAACTGCCCTTGAATATTTAGCGGACAAAGAAGACGACGTTCGCATGACAACTAACGAACTGAACTATGCGTGGCAGGCTTTGCTCGGTCAGTTCGACAAAGACGAAGCCATTCGAAATGCACAACGTGCCGTCCAAGACTTACAAGCGGCAGCCGTTGCCGCGTTTAGCGACCCCAGCAAAGTCATGGACTACGAGGAGGCGACACAGGGGGCATACGAAGCCGTCGCACGACTTATCGAAATCATCGGTTTGACAAACGCAGAACAAAACCGCATCAAAGTGCTGGTGGATACCGGCGAAATTGAATCAGCAATTCGCTTGCTGGACATCATGTCCAATAATCCAGGCACCAGCCTGACAAACGCAATGCGGTTCCGTGGCCCTCGAGCGGCCGGTGGGCCGGTCACGGCTGGCGGCACCTACCTTGTCGGTGAACGCGGCCCCGAGCTGCTGACCATGGGTGCCCGTAGCGGGTACGTCACCCCA